ATGACCTGCTATAACTTTCCAATTATAGAAGTGATTAAAAAAGTTTTGTTGAAATTTTAAATGATTTTTACATCCAGCTGTATTTATTTGTCCAGCTATACCATCTATTACAGCAGCAAATTGTCTTGCAAGATTTTCCCAATTTTTATCATAAGGTATATAGATAGGAAACTCCGTGCATGTTTCATAAAGTGCTCCGTTGTCCGTTGTTGCTACATAAAGACCACAAGCTAATGCTTCAAGTGCAGAGATACAAAAAGTTTCTTCCCAAATATTTGGATACACAAAAGCATCGTAAGTATGAAGATTGTCTAAAATATATCTGTTAGGCTTATAACCAATTAAATTTACATTAGGTAGCTTTTCAGCTTGTTCGTATAAATCTTTATATGAGTGATCGTTTTCTTTTTTAAAATCATCACCATAAATTTGTGTGCTACTGTACACATCTAGAACTACGTTTGGGTTGTTTACTAATTGCATAGCACCTAACAACACCGATAAACCTCTCCATGGAGTAGGATGATATATAAGTTTTATTTTATCCCTTCTAGGCTCAGGGTCTCTCTTTTCAATATCAGGTATTCCGTTTTTTATTACTGTGCAACGATGCTCAGGTAATGAGAATGTTTTTCTAAACTGTTCGTAGTTCCAATGACTGTTAAATACATAATAGTCATATTGATTAATCTGTTTTTCGCTTTTGAAGAAGTCTTGAAAATGTGGTTGATCAGGAGCCATCTTTTGCCAAAGAATATTTATTTTATTTTTTGCTAGAGGTACTTTACCTGGAACTGAGGTGCATATTTCAAATTTATCTAATAAGTCTTTAGCCACATAATCTTTTAAAAAATTATGTTGTAATTCTGTTCCGCCTAAAGGTTCCATAATATTCTTTTACTTTTTTTTATACCAAGTTGCAATAGTGTATCTATCGCCATTAATAACTTTTTTTACCCCATGGATTAAATCTTTACCTGTAAAAAAAATTGTTTTATTTTTATGTGGTTTTATAGTTGTTCCTTCCCCAAAAAATATTTCTCCTCCATCAAAGTTATCATTTAAAAATGTTATGGATGCAAGTGTTGTATTATCTCTAGCAGCATCTACATGTATTTTTTGTGTAGATCCTTCTGGCCATTGAACCATTTGAATCCAATCAATAATATTGCCGTGTACAAAAGGCTCAAATTTTTCACTGTACCAAGGCAAGTTTTCTCCTTTAAGGGAAAGAACAAATGTATCTCTATGTTTACTTATCTTATCTTCATTAAGATGAAATCCCATCAACATTTTATTAATTTCATCCTCAGTAAAGATATTGTAACGAATATCTATATAAGGAGTCATTTTTGCGTTTTACTAAATATAGGTAAATCTGGAACTTCAACAACAACATCTGTGGCTAAATCTTCTTTTGAGTGTTGTTTTAAAAAAGCTTCTTCAGTCTCGTATCTTTCTCCAGTTTTAATGCTTCTATAAATAGTTTTAGTCTCGCATTTGATTTTTTGATAAACAGTCATATAATTTTATTATACCAAACTAACGCCCTTGTCCACGATATTTCTTACGATGAGGTTTTCTTTTATTTATTCTTTTCGTATGTTTTCCAGGACGTTTTTTAGGCGTACGCTTGTGGTAGTTATTGACTCCGTAAAGTGGTTTCTTTTTTGCCATTATTTATTAGGATCTATTATATTGAAGTTAAAAGCAATTGATACCCTCGGCTCTTCAGATGTGCTTTGTTCTACTGAATGTGTATAAGATGCAGGAAAAACAACTAACATACCTGGTGCAGGTTTTATTCTAAAACTTGTGCAAGTATCAGTAGTTTTATAAAAATCATATAAATTTAAAAAAGCCGTTGCATCTGTTCTATGAAATCGTAATTGTCCACTATCTTTTGGAACTTTCAAATAATAAACTCCTGAATAGTGAGAAGCTGCGTGAAAGTGACAATTATTATAAGAATATTTATAATTTTCATTTATCCATACATTTAGCATTTGAAATTTAAAACGTGTGTCTGTAAAATCTTTTACAGCTCGAGCTGTGGGACCACCAAGTAATTCAGTAATTTCTTTATTTAAAAAAGGTTTAGTTTGATAACCACCAATATTAGATACAGCAACACCTTTGTCTTTTTTCTTACATTCTTCCAAAGTTATTTTTATCCAATCATCTAGTTTAGGATCTTTAATTTCGGTAATAGAAATAGAATCACTAAAAATAATTTGTTTAGCCATTCTCCTGCGATCTGTCTATTTGGGCGTAAGATATTATTCCTTGTATCTCATTTGCAGTACCTGCAGTCATTTTTAAAATGTCACCGCCTTCTAGAACCAGTGTTTGAGTAATTATGTTTGAAACGGTATTTGCTGCTATTGCTTTTCTAGATATAGCAAAGGTTGCTGAAGCTGAAGTGTCTGTAACTTGAACTGATAAATTTACTGGAGCACCACTAGAGTTATCAACTTGAACTTGTTTTAAAATAAAAGTTGCGCTAGTAGGACAAGTCAATACAGACGTTGTGCCAGTTGTCGATAAATTAATTCCTTGATTTTTATATTGTATAGTCATTAAGATAGAAAATAATTAAATGTATTAATATCGTTTTTTATATCATTCTCATATGAGAAGTTCAACTGAGACTGCAATGTTCTTAATGCTTGTTGTATTTGTCTTTGATCTTCTGCAGAATATGTTTGTTTAGGTTCAGGTATTTGTATAATAATTTTTGCCATTATCTTCTTCCATCTACTCTCACATCAAACCTAAAAGTTCCATATCTCCAACTCTCATCAAGACTTTCGTTTTCAATTTGAACAGCAGCTAATCTAGCTCTGGCTCTTGTATTAATTTTTGTTGTTGTACTACTTACTGTAAAAGGTCCTAAAGGACTTGAAGCCGCTGTGGATCCTTGAGGAAATGAATTTAAAAATATAGTTACTTTTGCATTACCACTAATTCTTTTGAAGTCAGGTAAAAATCTACTTATACTCATTATAAACTCTCCATCTCCTGGAACACCAGCATTACCATTCAAGTCAAACTCTCCTGATTTAATAAAAGAACTAATTGCAGTTTCTGTTCCATCTGCATTGGATTGATTGACACCTACTTCATGTCCGTAATATATAGTTGCTCCGTTTGATACACCATTTACAACTGGAAATGTTGGTGTGTCTGAAGCATTAAAATCTGTAGCGTAGGGTACTTCGTAAACTGTTGAGCCCACCCAAGTTGTTCTATCTAATGTACCTGTCGTCCAAACCTGTTCATCAAAATTATAAGTTACAACTCTATCTACAGCTGATGAAGCGTTTGTTGGATAAAACCAATTAATTTCAGAATACAATTCATTTATACCACCAAAAACTAATTGACCTGAATTATAATTTATACCAGGATTATTACCATCTGTTGTAAATACAAAGTCTTCTACTAAACAAGGTAATGATCTTACAGTTCCATCATACATGTAGAAGCCACCTGTTTTACCCATCCAATAAACAGCACCGTTTGCAAACACTCCTGCATGGTTTCCTAATAAACCATTGTTTGATCCAACCTTACGAATTGAAAATGTAAATGGAGGTCCCACAAATTGCATCTCATATGCAGCGGTATCAGTTAAAACTAAAACATAATCTTTTCCTTTAAAGGCTCCCATAATTCTAGTTCCATCATCTAATCGAAATGTTCCTGCGGTGTTCGTTGATGTTGGTGCATAATCACTTAAGCTTTCTTGATCAGAAAATCTAATAAACATCTTGTCCTGTGTTGACGGAGAACCAATAGTGGTTTCTGTTCCTAAATGAAATAAATGCCTGTCTCTGTCTGATACAATTGTCATGACAGATTTTGTTGGCATACCACTTCCTATGGTTGCTCTTGTATTCAATGGATTTCCTGCAGTAGGATCCCAAGTAAAAGTTTTTCCGTTATGTATTGTAGCAATTAAAATATTTCCAAAATTATCTAATGACCAGTTTGCAGGTTCTACGGTTACTGTACTCGATGTGGATGCATCACCCCATCCTACAAAATCTGTAATGTCAGTTACAGTGGCACCGTTAGTATGTTCGACTGCTGTGGTTCCGTTTATGGCTCTAGTGATTCCACTAATTGTTTTTGTTCCTGTATTGTTAGCGGTATAACTCATATCTTCTGAGCCAATTCTTATCTTACCTGAAGAAGGGAAGCTTGATGTGCTAGTCAAAATTACAGAAGTTGCGCCAACAAGCATATTACCACCGTTATTAATTGTAGTTGTTGTTGATGCTATTGATCGCCCTCCAAAAAGATATGTGCCCCAACCATATCCATAAGTTTGATTTAATGGTCCAACAGGCTCGTAGGGATTTACATCTAATGTTCCATCTGTAGTTACACCAGATTTACTTTCAGCTGAAGGCATTGTTATTGTAAATGTTAAAGTCGTTGGAACGCTTTGAACTTCAAAAAGTTTGTCATCAAAGTCAGTTGCTGTGTAAACTGTATTGGCAGTAGTAAAGGATCCTGCGTTTGCGAAGGTAGTTATTTCTCCTACTTCTAAGTTATGAGCACCTGTTGTTGTAATTGTGACTGTTGTTTGTCCGTTGGTCGTTGTTATACTTGCTCCTGTAGAAAAATTATCTGTCTCTAAAGGAGTGATATCGTAGAAAGCACCTTCGTAATAAATAATTAAAACTTTGTCGGTGCCTATTGCAGCATATCTTTTACCGTCAGTATCTGCCCAAACATGTTGTCCTCTTGCAGCTCCAACTAGTTTATCATTTACTAAAGCTTGCCAACCACCTATTTTTTCTGGCTCTCCGTATCTAAAACGAACATTGTCTCCATCAACCCAACGACCTTCTGCATCTGCTGGTGTTGATTGTTTATCGAATCCTGGTGCTATTTTTACTTTTGATAAAGCCATGCCAAATTATAACACTATCTACTGAGTAATTAAATATATTGAAAATCGTTATTTATCTCTTTTTTTACCTAGATCTGCAACGGCTTTTTCATCTAATTTTGTTATGGTATCTAAATTCCAATCCATGATAATTCTTAAAAGAGAATTTCCAAAAACTTGCAGACCAGCTGGTGATAAAGTAAGTTTTCTCTTTTTAAAAATGATCCAAACTTCTCTCCAACTAAATTGTATTTCAGCTCGTCCTGATTTTGTATGTTGAATTATTTTCATTTTTTTATTCCTAACATTATTCTTTTATCCTTGAACCATTCCTTATGGGGACCGTTTTTATTTACATAATGTATAAAAACTTGAGAATGCCAGTCTCCTTTAAACTCTTCTCGCCAATGCTCAAGGTCACACCCTTTATATATTACAGCGTCTCCATCTTCAAGTTCTATTTCTTTACCAGCCATAAATATTGGCCACTTCTTTCCACAAGAACCTATCTGTACAGTCACACTGTATTCACAAGATGGTCTATCAGAATGTTTTTTTAAATCAGCACCATAAGTATACATTCTCCAAAAAGTATAAGTAGGTAATAATTCTAATCCAGTTTCTTTTTGCATTAAATCTTTTTTAGTAATTAATAATGAATCAGTTACAGGATCTCCATAAAACATAGTATCTCCTTGATCATTTTGATTTAAATCAAAACTATCAAAATTACTTCTATGTTTTAATCTTGTATAATGAGTAAGTAATTCCTTTTCTTCTTTACAAAGAAACTTTTTAATTAATTTATATCCATTCTTCATTGCATCCATGATACTACTGAATATCTCACTCCTTTAGTCAATGGTTTCACTGAATGAGGAAACATAAAATTACTTGGCCATATAACTAAATTTCCTGGTTTAGTTTCCATTTCAACAATTTCGTCATCTACATTGAAACATAGAGTGCCTCCTTCATAATCATTGTTAAGCATCAATATAGAACTATACTTTCTATTCATACCTGGACCATCATCAACATGAAACTTATAATGACCTCCTACTCCATACCTCAAAGCTTGCATGTCAAATATTCCTGCTCTATGAATATCAGGAAATTCTTTAATGTATTTGTTCATCTGTTGAATAATTAAATGGTTTATAAAATTAGCCCAATGAACATTACTTAAAGAATCATGTTGATTACTTAAACCTAAAAGTTGCACATCTCTTATATCCTTTTGGACTGTATTATGTGTGTCACCAACTACAGCTCCATCTTCAAACTTTTTATCACTAAAAGTTTTATTTAAGTACCGTATAAATTTTGAAATTATTCTTGGATCGGGTATGGCTTGGTAAGATTTTATAAATTTTTTAAGAGACATAAACTCTTTTTATTATAAAATAAGATGAAAGTAAACTAGGATATAAATTGTAGATCAAACATCTCTGAAGATTCGTTATCTATCCAGTATCTAGCAACACTTGTAGTTAGAGGAAAAGTAATACCTGATTTATCTACACTTGCACAACCTGATTTTAAACCTTCCAATCTAGTTTTTAAACCTGAAAACTCTGCTTGGCTTAATTCAGTTTGTTTTTCTCTTAATGTTTGTGAAACAAGATCTTGATACTTTTGCATCCAATTATCAAAATCACTCTCTGAATGATTGTCTGGTAGTTTAGCATCTTCTGGTATTGTAGTAAAAACTACATTGTCTCCATCTAATGTTGCTTCTTTTTCTCTACAGACGTAGCTATGATAATCATCATCGCTAATAGTTTTACATCTACCATCAGCTTTAATTTGTTCTAAATCACCTCTATGAATTTTAATATCATTTTCTTCTTTAGCAGCAAGAGTTGGTTCTCTTCTTATGTTAAAAATTAATACAGCCATTAGCTTAGTTTATCCTCAAATATCATTACTGCGCCATCTCCACCTTTATTATTTCCTGGATTAGAACTACCTGGTATTCCTCCAAGTCCATAAACTTTTCCTACAGCAGGTTGTGATAAAGCTGCATTTGGATCAACAGGGAACATAGCTTGGAAACTACCTCTCACAGATGCATCTTCGGGGCCTACTCTTGAAGGTGCATTTGGAGCAGGGTTAAATCCTGCTTCGTTTGTGCTTGAAAGATTTATTAATAAAGCTGGACCTGAAGCATCTCCTGGATTTCCACCTTTAGGGTAAGCTGCTTGGTTTACTGGGTTCTTGTTTGGTCCTGGAACAGATGCTCCTGTTGCTCCACCTGTACAAGTTACTATTGCTGGAGATCCAAAAGTTGTGTCTCCTCCTGCCGTACCATTTCCACTTGTAGATGCAGCCCCACCTGCGCCCAATGTAATTGGAGCAGAAAAAGGTGATGGACCTGGTGAAGTTATTGGTGTTGTAAATACTCCAATACCACCATTTCCACCTGAGCCACCGATTTGGTGACCAGATATAGTAGATCCTGATGAACCTGCACCACATGCATAAATTAATAATTTAGTTGTGCCTGGTTGAGCATTAAACGTTCTAGTTGCTGGTCCTTCTCCAAAGAAAGTTGCAACCATGTCATTTGAACCTGCAGCTCCTGTAGCCGCTGCAGTTAATCTTCCGTCTTCATCAACTGTAATGTTTGCAGTAGTGTATGAACCTGCTGTTACAGCTGTTGATTGTAATTGGCTTGGTCCAACAGAGTTGGCTGCCATTTTTGTTAATGTTACATTTGATTGTAAAAGTTGAACAGTTCCAATTGCGTTAGGAGCCATTTTATTTTGTGTAACATTTGATTGTAAAATTCCTGCAGTAACTACTGCGTTGTTTGAAATCTTAGCAGCAGTAATAGCATCATCTGCTACTTGAAGTGTTCCAATCGTTCCACCTAAAGTGTCTAAAGAAATTTCTTTAAGGTTTGTTCCGTCTGAATAAGCTGCGTAAATTTTTTGTGCGTCAGGACTAAATCCAGTTCCTGATGCTGTTTTAATTGTAAGGTTAGTTGGGTTTGTTACACCAGTAACATCAAAAATATAAAATTTTTCTATTGAATCAGGAATTGTACACACAGTAGATGCGCCTGCTGTAATTGTAGCAAATTTGATTATCATGTTTCTAGCATTTGATAATGCTGCATTAGACATTGCTAATGCTAAAGTTCCACCACTTGAAAGTGTTACTTGTTCAAAACCTGATATAGCTTGTTGAATTAAATTTAAATTTGTATTTGTTTTATCACCCCATGTACCAGCGTTTTGGCCAGTGACCATCAATTCGAGTTTTAGATCTGTTGAATAACTTGACATAATTTCCTTACTTTAACAAAGTTAAGCGGCTTTATCAACCTCGGTCCAAACATTATTTACACCAGGATCAATCTCAGCCCATGCCGTAATATTAGGGGATCCAATATTTGCTGTCAACCCTATACCAGTTAATGGTATAGTTGCAGTACCTGTAGTTGTTACTGAATTTATAGCAGTTGTTAAGCCAAATCCAGAAACCCCTACTGTTTGTGCTGGTATGGATGCTATTGTTCCTAAAGCCGATGCTAGAGCTTGACCAGTAACTGGCTCGTTTGTGCTTTGTTGTAAACTTATTGAACCTAAAGTTAAAGAAGCTGAGATACCTGTTACATCTACACCTATTTTTAATCCTGCAATAGTGTTTCCAATTGCAGTTTGTAATAAGCCAGCGGTACCTGGTGATTCAACAGTAGACTGTTCTAAACTTTGTGAACCTTGTGAAAGAGTCATTGCATCTTCACCAACAAAGACAAAGATACTTGAATCTATTTGTATTGAATTTAAACCTTGAGTTATGGTTAATAAATCTAATCCTGAAACAGAAACAGATACGTCTGTTTTAGGACTTACAGCATTAATAGATGATGTTAATGTTTGACCTGTAGCTTGTGCTGAGAATGTATCACCCCAAGCTCGGTTACCCCAACCGCCTCGGCCCCAACCAATTTCTACTAAACCTTCTGCTGTTACTGATCCAATACTTGAAGTTAATGCTTGACCTTGCGCAATGACATCACCTGTAATACCCCAAGCTCCTGTACCCCAAGAAGGTCTCCCCCAAGCTTCTCCTGGTCCAGCAAAAGCTATGTCTTGAACCGATGATGTTACTGATAATCCTGTAAGTTGAACTGTGGTGCTTGATGCATCGCCCCAGTTACCTTGACCCCAAGTTAATGCTCCCCATGTATTAGCCATGAAGAACTCCTAACGGAAGACCCGCTATAGAAAACAAATTAGTAATGTTCGCCATAGCAGGCCCCTCCTTTAAGTTATGCGATTCTCAATATTGCTGCACTCGTTGTAAATGCTGGAAACTGAATTGTAAAAGTTCCTGCAGTTGCAGTTTTGTCTCCGCCAAAATCTAATACAGCCACACCTTTGTCGCCATTAGTGTCGTTGTAAATTAAAGCACCTCTTGCTGTAAGTGTTACACCTACAAAAGATAGATCAGCAAAATCTGTGATAGCTGTATTTGTAGCTAAAGATGTTCCTGTGTTAACAAGTGCTTTACCACCAGAAGAGTATCCACCTGAAGGTGAAGATACCTGTCCTGAAGTAGTAAAAGATGTTGTCGATTTTCCTAATACAGCCGAGTTTGTATACATTGATAGTTTAAATGAATTCCCGCCTGGATTACTGAAGTTATGTGTTGCTTCTAATAATTCTTTTTTAAAAGAATTACAGATTGCGTTAGTTGTTATTGCCATTTTATCTCCTTAATTAAATTTATGGTGACGGTGAAGGTATTTTAACTCGAGGAACTCCACTGTCGTACTCTCCTCTTCTTCGTCTACCCATTTGTTGTAGACCAAAAGCTTGTATGTTTTGATTATACCTGTCAGAATACAATTTGTATAGATCCTCAGGTCCTTTTAAGTATCCAAAACATTCTCGTAAAACTCCATACAGAAGCATAGCTTCTTGGTGTTCTGATAAATAAGTATTTGTCGAACTGTCAAAATGCGGTGAATCTTTGATATAGTTAATTTGTATTTGAAATGCTGCATTCGGAGTTGGTGCTAGTAAGATATTTGTTTCATCCCAGTTAGCAAAATATTTAGGTGTTCCTGTGACTGTTTCATTTGGTGCAAATTCAGCGATGAAACTAGTGTCTTTTTTTTCTAAAAAATCTCTTACATTAGAACTTATTATCTCCACAGATCTCAAAACTAAAAGATCAGAAGGCATAGACACAAATCTATTTCCACTAGTCGTATTTGAATTGGCGTATTTTCTTAAATCATCGTAATCTACCTGACCTGCAATATCTAATTCAACGTTTCTAATAAACTGATCTATTAATGTATCACTAAGAACATTACTATCTACTTCAGTATAGTTTCTTACTTGAGTTAAAAAATTTGTATATGTAATTGCCATTATGATATACTCACTGTTACAGATCCTACTCTAGGAGAAGCTTCTCTTCTTCTGTTTTGTAAAGATGGATCTCTTGGTGTCATTGTTTGTAAACTTGTTGTAATTCCGTTACTTGTAACTTCAGTTTCAAAAGTTTCAAAAGCAAAGTCTCCAGGTAAAGTTAAGTTAGCTACTCCAACTGAAATACCACCTGAGTCAGCTAAAGTATTATCATTAGAAGCTACGGTCTTAGGTTGTTGAAATTTTTGCGATCTACTTTTTTGTAGAGCTATCGCATCAGCAGTAACTTTTTTTCTTCTTATCTGAGGATGTTTTTCTTCATATTCAGATATATGTACAAATGAACCATTCCATTCTGTTACCATTTCTTGATATCGAAATGCTTGTCCACTTCTATCAGATATTGCTAGCGATCTATTTCCGTTTGCGTATTTAGCCATTATGATAAATTTGGATAATAAGATTGAGGAGAAACATATAATGATGTTCTCTGACCATCTTCTACCAAAGCCCTTTTTATTTCATCTTCGTAAATTAATTTCATAGCTTCTATTCTTTCAGGTGCTTTTTTCATTGATAAATAGTAAGCTAGTCCCGCACACATGCACGGTAAAAATCTGTAAACAACATCTGCTTGTTGTCCATTATAAGCTGTAGCATCTTCAATTCTGTTTATAGTATAAAATTTTAAAGTTGTGTAAGTTGATGCATCAGGTGCTTGATACAAACTTATTTTAGGAGTTGTTTGTCTATCTACATAATACTGTGAAGGTTGACCTGTAGCTAATTTATTTGGCAAAGCTGAGTAAGCAGATCTATCTATTTTTGTAAGCGCTACATCTTGTGTGTTAGCATTATCACTTGCAGCAGCCGTGGTAGAAATATAAGCTTCTAAAACATCATTCACATTTGCAGCAACTGTGTATGTTGCTGTTCCAGCAGTAAGTGCTTGTTCATTTAATTCAACTTTCCAAAGATGAATACCTCTATTACCCCAATCAGAAAATAATAAGTTCAAAGATCTTCTAGCAGTTTTTAAATCATAACCACCCATAGCTCTTTGACCACATCTTTCAAATGCTTCGTTTATAATATCATCTATATTTAAATCAAATGATGTTGATCCTGATGTTGCCATTATAGAATTCCTCCGTAGTAATCCATCATACCACCCTTGCTTGCTTTAGCAAAGGTCTTCACATTTGTAGG